TTGGGAACGATCCGTCTGGCATTGCCTGACCTCTTGCTGCCATTGCTCTGCGTTGCTTAGGGGAGTAATCTCTTTTTTGCACTGCGTCTGCCTCCGTGGTTACAATTGTATCAGACTTATTTTCTCTTCTATTCTTAATACTGTTCCACTTAGCTGTTGACCAACTATATCCAGCGTCACCGCCCCAAAGATCCCAGGCAACTCTACCTGGACTTGGGAAACCTTCTTCACCAGAACTAAATCCAGTGGCTTTTTTGTCAACTTCATGACGTGAGAAGAAAGAATACATACGAGCAACGGTAGACTCTGAAAGTTCTACACCATTAACAATTTGATTTGCTCTGGCTAAACCAACTCTGGTTCCACCACGCTTACCTTCTTTTTTCCACTCTAGTGCTCTTCTAGCTGCTGACTTCATTCCGTCTGTTGGTGTCAAGTTAATATCTGCTTTAGACATATCATCCATGTCATCATTCATGTCGTCATCCATTTGACCAGACATATTTACATAGCCGTCAGGAATTACTGCTAGTCTGCATTTTCCTTCAGCCTCTACTTCAAAGGCAATAATCTCACAAACATTTCCCCCTGCATATAATGCACAATTAGAGCATTTAACTCCAATTTCTTTTTCATCATTTTCTTCAGCAGATTCATAACCTGCCCAAATTCCAGAACCGTCTTCATCAAACTTTCCGTATTGTTGAGCAATTTCTACCAATGCGTCATGCAAGGCTTTTTCATCAGGTGTTAGCAGGTTTTCTAATTCATTCATAATAATATTATATACTATCTTCTTCAATCATAGCGTTAACTTCAGCCATTAAAAGCCATTCTTCTTTAGTAAGATCATTCTCATAATCTTCAAATTTTCTTGTTTTTTCGTTTTCCTTGATAGTCCAAGTACCATTAGGATTCATTACAACCTCAAGGAGTCCCTTTTGCCAGACATCAAAAACTAAGGCATTAGTCATAGCTAAATGTTCTTCAAAAACTTCAGGGAAATGCTCTCCCATTTTTCTGGTCATTTTATAAACAAATTCCCCATCTGGATCTACTCCAGATATTTCAATATAGCCATTTTCAATCATGAAGGAAAACATTTCTGCTTCATCGTATTCTTCTTCATCAAAATCGTCAAACATTATACCTCCACAATACTAGTATACAACTAAATAAAACCAATTCCACTTAAGAAATCTGATATGTCATTTGGCATATCCCTTACACTTTTTTTTGGTTCCTGATAAAAAGTATCTACTTTTTCTTTGTGGCTTGTGTCCCTTGAGTCTCTAAAGGTATGAACTTCAATTTCTCTAGTTCCACGAGAAGTGTTTAGGATTGAGTTGTATATCGCACCACAAACAGCATCTGCTAAATCTTTAGAACCTTTTCTTGGGTGATCAACTTTATCACGAATAATGCGTAATTGCAATAGTTCATCTACAAGCAAATCAATTCTTGGTCCATAGATTCTTTCCTCTGCTACTAGCATTTGCATATCTTCATAATGCTTCTTTGCTACAGACAATGTTTCTGAATTCATACCAAGAGACTTTAACTCATTCATAATATCAAAGGAGTTCCATCTATCGAATGTTACCTTCTTAATTCTAAACCCTCGTGATCGTAACTCAAGAATATAATTCTTTACATCTTTAAACTCTACTGTTTTATCTGCTGTTGGAGTCCACCATCTAACTGCATCTACAACCACAAATGGGTTAATTACTTCATGGTCATTAAAGGTACTAAGAGTTACCCACTTATCAACGTGTGCAAGTGCCACCGCACAGTGGTCATGTTTTTGTGCAAGGTCAACGTGAACATAATATTCTTTATCTTCTTGTGGCTTAAATGACTCAAAGAATCTTCCCGTTGAATCCACACCATTGGTTCCACTAAAACAGGTTTCAATTTTTTCTCTTGAACGGAAGAAAGCATCAACAGCATCAGGTGGCATACAAGCAAAACGAGACAGGGCATCAACTGAATTCTTGTAGAATGCAATCTTAAAATCATCTATGCTTCTTGTAGGATTAATTTCCCATGTTGGTCTGCGTAATGCAAATACCTTTGGGAACTTGTAAGCATTAATTTTATCTTCTTCCCATTCAACAGTAAATTCATTAGAAGGAACTCCATCATCTATTGTTTCATCAAGCTTAAAGGTATGCTCTTTTATTTCAACAGTTTTATCTGCAATAACAGATTCGTATCTTGTTTGGATATAATCATTTTTATATCTAGGAAAAGAAAGTAAAACTACCTTTCCAAAATCTGGGAAACGAGAGTCAACAGATGCACGATACATTTCATAAATAGCAGAAGCAGTTTTTGCTTGATCAGAACCAGAAGTTGATTCTGTTGCAAAGCCTGAAATCTCATCAAGAATTACACACAGAACGTTGTATCCTTCAAATGATTCTCTTTCAGAGTGACCTGAATGACAAGTAATACCTTTATCAAAAGTAACAGAGCCAGCAGTTGGTGTGTATCTTCCTTGAAACCATGGGGACTTATCTAGTCTTGTTTTAAATCCTTTAAAGAAAACATTCTTTGCCTGTTCAGAGTTAATAGCAATATTAAGAATATCAATAGAGTCACCTGGAGGTTTGCCAAAGTACTTTGCAGGATCTTTTAAACACAGCAATAAATAAACCATATAGGATACAGCAATTGTTGACATATAATCTTTACCAGATCCCTTACCTAGCTGTAAGATAACTTCATTACATGTTTGATTCCATATCTTTGTTCCTACTTGTTCTCCATACAAGTTTATTAAAGTTTGCTTTTTATAAATTTGACTCATTGCTTTAATAGCATCATACTGATACTTGGAAAGAGGTGGTAGACCTAAGAAGTCTTCAGATGTAACAAATTCTTCTAGCTGAACTGGCTTTTCTTCAAACTCTTCGCCACCAAGAAGATCAATAATATCTTCAAACATTAAATTTCCTCTGCTTGACCTGTTACTTTACTAAGTTTTCCAAACACAATTGGCTTACATCTTTCACAGCCTGAAACAACATCACGAATAATTTCAACAAGTACTTGTTGCTTTTCTTCTGTCTCTACAATCTTTTCTGCCATCTCGTTGTTATCAAGCATACCTGCTTTTTGTAACATATCAATTTGCTTTTGCTGAACATCTGCTACTAGCTTTAATGCTGCAGTCTGTTGAGGAAGTTGACCCTGCCTCTTAGCTTCTTCAATAACTTCCCACGCTTCTTTGATAAGCATTGAGTAGTGTTGGTCTGCCCCTGCTAGTGCTTCACGAGCACGAACTTGAACCTGTCTATCGCTACGAATAACCATACGCCATTCATCAAGGTACTCAATAACCTCAGCCCTTTTAAAGCCTGTTGCTTTAGCAATAACTGTAGGGTTTGTATTACCCCTCAAAAACTCTTCTGCAACTCTGTTAATGTTTTCCCAGCGATTAGCTAGTTCAATTTCAGACATTTTTTTTAATCCTTTTCTTCTTAGGTTTAATTATACCCTTAAAGTCGTGCAAATAAAAGGATCTGTATCCTGTATTGCCAATAACATCAATCCATTCCATGCCTGATTCTATATTTTTGACATACTTTTCAAACTTAAATTCCCCACGAACATTCTTTATTTTAACTAATGTTCCTGGCACAATAGTATCTTTTCCATGCTGGTATTCAAACTTGACATCCCAATTAGGATTATACTTTAACTGTACCTTTCTTTTTGACATTAACGATATCCACCAGATGTTGGAGCCCAAACAGAAACGTGTCCAACTGTCCAACTTCTTGTAAGAACATTTCCACATTCTCCACATTGCTGATGATCTCTGTCATCTACCCTAACATTTGACTTTGTAACAGTCTTATCACATTCAATACAGGTATACTCATACGTTGGCATTGTATTTTCCTTCTAGTCTATTAATTTCATCATTGATATAAAAGATTGCTTTCTGCAAGTCTTCTATTTGCTTTCTATCATCTTTAATGCCAGCTCTCCATAGGTACTTAAAGGCATTTCCAATATTAAAGTTTCTGTGTCTTGTAATCTGAATACACTCTACCCCAGACGGGTCAGATGTATAATGCTCAGGATGATTTACCTGATCTACTTCAATGTGAAACTTTTCTTTATCTTTATATTCAAACATTTAACTCTCCATATATTTCTTTAATTCTTGGTACCGCATGTTTAGCAGTTATATCTTCCCAGTTCCATTGTTTGTGTACTTCAATAGACTTGTCAAAAGATTTCTTAAACTCTTCTTCCCTGTTTTCATAAACCTGTTTCATATTATATCTTATAGAGTTAATATCTGGAAGATAGATTTTTCCCAGATAAGTATCTGTAAGGTATTCTGGTAAGCCATCTGGTACATCAGACAATGTGCTATCAATCTTATGATCAATTAGGTCTTTATATTCTGCCCATTCCCAAGTTGTGATAGTAGGTAGCCCTGTTGCCATTGCTTCTAGTGGCATCATTCCAAACCCCTCACCCCATGACGGATACACAAGGCAATGTGTGTTATGCAACATCTTAAGATAGTCATTAAATCCTAAAGACTGTTTAATTGTTTTGACATTCTTATAAGCTACTTCTGGTGCAACCTTTTTTCCTGTTCCATCATCAACAAGAATTGTATGACCACGATCATAGGCTTTAATAATCATAATTACGTCTTCATTATCTGAAAACTCTTCTAAGAAAGCTTCAACTGCTACCTGTCCACCTTTACGAACATAAGGCTCTCCAGTATGTAAAAAGAAAAACTTATCTTCTCTTAGTTTTCTTTTTGCTGGGACAAACTTTCCAGACACACCATGAGGATAAACATTGATTGGCTTATCAACCTTTTTCCTGAATACATCTGCAGTCCATGTTGATGCTGCCCAAACTTCGTCACCTTTATTTAAGCACTCAGCCCAGTAGTCTGATATCTCTGTCGTTTCATGCGAAGAGTATAAGATGTTGTGTGCTCCAGAAAACATTATGTGTTGATTTGGTGTGGCAAACGAGATATTAACTTTAGAATTTAAATCAAAATTAGATATCTTAAATCCATTATCAACAAAGCCCTGAGCCATGTTTGCAGCAGCAGTTGGATATCCCATATCCTGATTCTTAAAACCCTTGTGAAGGTTTACTCCTGTTAAATTTAACTTCATCTCTTTTTCCATGTTCTTTGATTTTTGATTAAACCATATTCTACCAGATGTCTGTATATCGTCTGGTGACTAGTTTCGCATTCTTTTGCAATCTCTTCTATTGTCTTTTTATCTAAAACGTACCTCTTGGTAAGCCATGATTTTGACCTATAAAGCTTCACAGACGCTCCGTAAGCGTTTTATATGCATAATAGGCTATTCCTGTAGCATCTCCCACATCATTGTCTGAAATTGATGTACCAAACTTATCATTGAAGAAATCCATTGTTCTTTGTTTTCTTATTTCTCTGATCTTATTCTTATACCAAGATGCTGACTTTCCAGGGAAATCTTTTTGCACCTGCATCTTTTCTGCATTAGTAAAGTTCTTATTGCCAATATGGGACTGCCAAGAAATCGGTGCAACTGTAACCACTTTAGTCTGTGGCTTTAGAATTACAGACAAGATAGCACCTACAATCATAGCAATCTTTAAACCTGCATCTGCAGATCTGACCATTATAGCAGACTCAACAGCGACATACTCAGGATTACAAA